CACCACCGTTACTATTTCAGACGCTGTTGGTGCCGCACTTGATCTTACAGGGTATACTGCCCTCGCTCAACTTCGTAAAACGTATGAGTCAACGACTTCTACTGCTTTTGCTGTAGCATTTGATTCATCTCGCCTCACAGGCAAAGTAACAATCTCCCTTACCGATACTCAAACAGCTTCCATTGAAAGTGGGCGGTATGTTTATGATCTTCTTGTAACATCTGGTACAGGACTAAAGACAAGGGTTGTCGAAGGTATTGCTACACTGAATCCAAGCGTGTCTAGGAGTTAAAGAGAATGTCTATTAATGCAACAGTGTCAGGGGTTACGAATAACATTGTGGGCACAGTTTCACAAGGAAATGAAGTTGCGGTTACAAGAATAACTGTGCCGGGCCCTGCTGGTCTGTCTGGTGAAAAAGCAACTAAATTTGCAGAATTATCTGATATAGATATCACTAATATTGGTGATGGTGCTATGATACAATATAATGCGACTACCTCTAAATTTGAGGTTAAACAAGACATAGACCAGATTGCTGGGGTAGTACGCCTCAGTGGCGGTATATTTTAATTAAAACAGGGTAGTAAATAAAAAATGGCAACTATTATTCAGAACAAAAGGACGTTAACTGGAAACGTCCCATCTTCATTAGAGCAAGGTGAGTTAGCATATATTTATGATACAAGTACTACCGATACGGATGCTGGTGGTAATGGTGGTCGTTTATTCATTGGACACCCTACTACCAATTCAGACACCCCACTAAAAATTGGTGGTGCATATTACACTGCACTAATGGATCACACACACGGTACTGTTACTGCAAGTACAGCACTCCTTGTGGATTCAAACAAAAAACTTAACGAATTATTAATTGATAACATTTATATTGATGGTAATGCAATCACCTCATCAAATACAAATGGCAACATCACAATAACTCCAAATGGAAATGGTGCGGTTGTTATTGATGGGTTATCTCATCCAGCAGCAGATGGAACTGCCGGGCACTTCTTAAAAACAAATGGTTCTGGAGTCCTTGGATTCTCTGCTGTTGCAACCTCTACTCTTACTGGTACAATTACTAACGACCAACTTGCTGGTTCAATCGCAAACGGAAAACTTTCTAATAGTGCTGTAACAGTTACCGCTGGTGATGGTTTATCTGGTGGTGGTTCAGTTGCACTTGGTGCTACTGTCTCTCTTGCAGTTGGTGTGGATGATTCATCTATTGAAACCGACTCAGATGCTCTTAGAGTTAAAGCGGGTGGTATCACAAACACCATGTTGGCTGGTTCAATCGCAAACGGAAAACTTGCTAACGATGGTATTACAATTGGTGATACAGACACCTCTCTTGGTGGCACAATCACCGCCTTGAGTGGATTGACTACTGCCTCTATTGATAACATCACTTTAGATGGTAATTCAATTACAACCACAAATTCTAATGGTGATTTGAATTTAACTCCAAATGGAACTGGAACAATTGTTGTTCCTTCTGACTATACAAGTAGATCTGGATATACTGCTCAATCACTTACTCCTAAATCTTATGTTGATAGTGTTGCAAACGGACTTGACGTTAAGGCGTCTGTAAGAGTTGCTACAACTGCAAACCTTGTTGCAACATATCACAATGGTAACGGTACACTTACTGCAAACGCTAACGGTGCAATTGCAATTGACGGTGTTACTTTAACTACCAATGACAGAATACTTGTTAAAAACCAGACAACTGCCGCACAGAACGGTTTCTATAAAGTTACGACAACAGGTGGTGGTTCTGCTGCATATGTTCTAACAAGAACTCCAGACGCTGATGCTGCCTCAGAACTAAATCCTGGCGCATTCACTTTCGTAGAAGAAGGTAGTGCAAACCAAGACAATGGTTTTGTTATGAGTACAAACGGTGCAATCACCCTTGGTTCAACTGTAATAACATTCGAACAATTCTCTGGCGCTGGACAGATTTCTGCTGGTGCTGCCTTGGTTAAGAATGGTAATACCATAGACGTTCAGACAGATGGTACTTCTATTGAAATTTCTGGAGATGCGATACGAGTTAAAGCACTTGGTATCGGATATGGAATGTTAGCAGGAAGTATTCCCAATTCAAAACTAGATAACAGTGCAGTAACAGTCAACTCACAATCAGTTGCTCTAGGTGCTGCGATTACTTTAAACACATCTCACATTGCTGAGAACACAAACTTATATTATACAAGTGAAAGAGTTGACGATAGAATTAACGCCTTGATGGCTGCTGGTGAAGGTATTGACTTCACATACAATGACAGTGGTAATTCATTTACAATAGCAGCAGAAGTTGCTACGTCATCCAATTTAGGAGTTGCTTCTTTCCACACTTCAAACTTTACGGTTGGTAGTGGGGATGTTACAATTACTGGAATTGACGGCGGGACGTATTGATAAATAGTGATTATTAAGGAAATACTATGTCTACTATAATTAAACCAAAACGCTCAGAGAGTGCAAACTCTGTACCCAGTGGGAGTGATTTGGCCGCTGGAGAAATCGCAATCAACTCGGCTGATCAGAAGATATATACTAAACAAGCAGATGGAACAATTGTTGAGATTGCAAACAAAGGCGCAGAAGAAGGTTTCGCAATAGCATTAGCAGTTGCATTAGGATAAAAATATGGCATCACCAAATACAAGGGCTTCATTTAAAGAATACTGTCTAAGATCACTAGGTAAACCTGTGATTGAAATAAATGTTGATCCAGACCAAGTAGAAGACAGAATTGATCAAGCACTACAATACTTCGCCCAGTATCATTACGATGGTATTGAAAGAATATATCTAAAGTATAAGATTACTGCCGCAGATATTACTAGGGCTAGATCAGATAACTCATTAGCATCTACTACAGATGTAGATGGTACTACTTCAGCAGTATGGAAAGAACAGAAGAATTATATTCCTGTTCCTCCTACAGTAATGTCTGTGGTAAAGGTATTCCCTTTCACCGATAAGTCAAGCATGAACATGTTTGACGTTAAGTATCAACTACGATTGAATGACTTGTATAGTTTTGGTTCTACTTCAGTTATTCAGTACGAACAGACTATGCAACATCTAGATTTTCTAGACCATATCTTGACAGGTGACACTGCTATTCGTCACAATCAACACCAAAACAGATTGTACTTAGATATGGATTGGGAGACTGATGTTGTTGCTGATGATTACATTGTTATTGAATGTTATCGTAAATTAGACCCAGCAACATTTGTTGATGTATGGGATGACTTATTCTTAAAGAAGTATGCGTCACAATTGATTAAACTTCAATGGGGTGCAAACCTTTCTAAGTTTCAAGGTATTCAAATGCTGGGTGGAGTTGCACTAAACGGTGAACAGATATACACTCAGGCACAAGAAGAGATTAACAAACTTGAAGAACAAATACAACTTGCGTATGAGTTGCCACCAATGCATATGATAGGGTAACATAATGCCAACTAATGTTTATTTTGATACAGGAACAAGACCAGAACAGCATCTCTATGAAGATTTAATGATAGAGCAGTTGCGTATCTATGGTCAGGATGTTTATTATATTCCTCGCAATTTAGTATCAGAAGATAAATTATTTGGAGAAGATTCTCTTTCTAAGTTTGAAGATGCATATCTCATTGAGATGTATGTCGATAACGTAGATGGGTTTGAGGGTGAAAAAGAACTCATGTCTAAGTTTGGTTTAGACATACAGGATGATGCAACATTCACAGTAGCTAGAAGGCGATGGGAACAGTTGGTTTCGGTAGATAACAATGTTATCGTATCATTGCGTCCGAATGAGGGAGACTTGATATATTGGTCAAGGGGTAATAAGTTATTTGAGATTACTTTTGTAGATCACGATGATCCATTCTATCAAGTTAATAATTTACCTACATATAAGTTGAAGTGTAAAACCTTCGAATACGGTTCAGAAGAACTTGATACAGGTATCGCTGCAATTGATGCCATTGAGACAGACAATAGTTTAGATCAACTAGCGTATCAAATGACTCTTGAACAAACAGGAACATTTAATGAGAATGTCAGTCTAGAAGACGGCACTCTATTGATGCAAGAAGATGGTTCAACAGGTGCTGGACTTGGTGATAATATACTTGGTGAAAATGAAACACATGGTGGTTCTCTAGTAATTGAGAACTCAGTAGAGTCTGCCGAGTCCGCCTATATAGTACAAGAAACATATAAAGTTGACACTATTGATGAAAACGCAATGAATGACTTCTTTGATAGTGAAGAAGACACAATATTAGACTTCTCCGAATCTAATCCATTCGGCGATGCTGGGAAATTATAATTATGATTGGAAATTACTTCTATAACGAATCGACAAGAAATATCGTAGTTGGATTTGGTTCTATCTTTAACGATATTCAACTTGCAAAGAAAAATAACGCAGGCACCATTGTACAGACAATGAAAGTACCTCTTGCGTATGGGCCAAAAGCAAAATGGTTGGCGAGACTAAGGGAAGACCCTGCTCTGAACAAGAAGGTAGCAGTGACGCTTCCTCGTATTGGTTTTGAGATTAGTGGACTTTCTTATGATCCATCAAGAAAACTAAACAAGTCAATTAAAGCTAAGAAGGTTGCAAACGGTACTAATGCAGAACAAGTTAAGACTGGCTTTATGCCTGTGCCTTATAATGTAGACTTTGAACTTTTCATTATGAGTAAGAACTCAGATGACGCACTACAGATTGTAGAACAGATTCTACCATTCTTTCAACCAGAGTACACAGTTACTTTGAAGGAATCTGCTGAACTAGATATTATCAGAGATATTCCTGTTGTGTTGAATGATATTCAGTATGAAGATGATTACGAAGGAGACTTTGCAGGTCGTAGGGCAATTATATATACATTGAACTTTACTGCAAAGTATTACTTATATGGCCCAGTAACCTCACAAGGTGTTATTCGTTCTGTACAAGTAGACCAATATACAGACTTGGAAGTCTCTGCACCGAAAAGAGAACAGAGATATTCTGCTACTCCTTTACCAGCAGACGTTGCGCCTTCAGATTGGGATGCAGAAGATGGTGATTTTGGTTTCAGTGAAACCTCATCTTTCTTCGAAGATGCTAAAAATTATAACCCAACCTCTGGTCAAGACGAATAAATAGTATAAAGAATTAGGAAACCAATATGGCAAGTACATTAAAAGTAGATACAATAGCACACACTGGCGGCACAACAGCAATGACAGTAGATAGTTCTGGACGAACACTTACTCCTAATACAGTATGTGTTCGGGTAACTGGTACAGGTGATTATGTTTCAATGAGCAATGAGTTGATGAAATTCACCGTTATAGTTCACGAGACTGGCGGTACTAACTATAATACATCTACAAAATTGTTTACATGCCCTGTCTCTGGATGGTATGAAGCAACCTGTCACGTTTTAACCCAAGCCTCACAGTCTGGCGAATTACAACTAAAGGTAGCTGGAACTACAGTTGCTAGACAATATATGGCTGCCGATAGAGGAATGAATGCACATAATATTGTATATTGCACAGCTAATCAAACTTTAGGATGGTATTGGGCCGCCAGTGGTAATGTACACTATCAGGGCGGTTCAGATGCATATTCAAGCGCAGCATACCGATTAATAGGATAGAAAAATGGCAATTAGAAAAATAGTATCAAGAAGTATTGGAGCTGACGTTATTGTTGCAGAAGATTTGGCGGCTAACTCAGTTACAGTATCAGAAATTTTAAACGGTGCAGTAACCTTAGACAAGATTGCTACTTCTGCAAGAGATGACTTGGGAGCAGGATATTTCCAAGGCGAAACTACTGGTGGTAATTCATCTTATGGTAAGGGACATATCTTCAGAGTACACGAACCAACATTAAATACAAACGTAACAATTGCATCAACAGACAATGCACTCGCAGCAGGCCCTTTGGCAGTTGCAGATGGTGTCACACTTACTGTTAGTGGCAACTTGTCAATCGTATAGGAGATATAAGAGATGGCATCAACATTAACAGTAGACAACATTGTAGGGGCAACCGCAGCGGGAACTATTCATATTCCTGACCATGTAATTCAATATAAGCACACGAGTACGACAACAGCTACAACCATAGCAGCAAGCGCAAATACTAATCTCTTGACAATAAACTTTACACCAAAGTCTAGTACTAGTTTGATTCGTGTTGAATATCATTTCTCAAATTTGCGAAAAACTACAGGCGCTGGTACCAGCACATGGTGGAACTCACGAATACACTTAGCTGGCGCTATTCAGAATAACCTTACTGCCCAAATTGGTTATCCAGAAACATTTGCAGACCATAGGTATTCGTATAGTTTTGGGGGTACAATTTCGGGTTGGAGTGGAGCTAAAACTGTTGTTCTTAATGGGTATGTAGGGTCATCTGGTTCTACTTGGATATCATCTTATCAAGGCAACATTACAAGTCTTAGTATTACGGAGATTGCACAATGAGTACTTTATCAGTTAACACAATTACGGCAGAGACAGGTAACACAGTCTCACTTGCATCTGGTAAAAGTTTATCAGTTCCAGCTGGTGTCTATTCGCCAGGAAGTGTAGTTCAAATTAAAGAGACAACATCCAACACTTCGTTTACTACTACTAGTCAAACTATTGCTGCTACAAACTTATCTTGTGCGATTACCCCAAAATTTCAAACAAGTAAGTTTTTTATAGCAGTTCAATGGAATGCTAATCTTAGTGGGGCCTCATCTGCTGGTGTTCAAGTAAATATCTACAAATCAATTGGAGGCGCTACCGCAACCGCATGTGGTGACGAACAGATTAGTTATAGTGCATTAGCTGGACAAGGTAGTACACACCACTGTGAATATACTTCACTAGTAGATACTCCAAATACAACCTCGGCTATTAGTTACCAATTTTGGGCTAGGTCACATAGTGGTACTAGTGAAAGAATTGCAGCTGATTGGGGATTTATGCGTATGACAGTTATGGAAGTCGCACAATAAACAAATGAATAAACAGGAGAAAGTATAATGGCAACAGTATCAGACGCAATAAGTGCTCTAGGTATCACAGAATGGGTTCTTAGAGGCGAACCAACAAACGCAGACGAATTTGCATCTTCGTTCGGCAAAATGGTAGACGGTGTTGAATCAGACAACTCAGTAGACTTTGGTGTTACTTGGGACGAGGTAAATGTCAAGATGCAAGACTTGACTGCCGCAGAACCTTTGAAAGCACTTCGTGCAGAACGAGACAGATTGATTGCTGCAACTGATTGGTGGGCTGGTTCAGACCGCACTATGACAGATGCACAAACTGCTTACAGACAAGCCCTTCGTGACATTACGGATAGTGCAAGTTCACTAGACGATGTAACATGGCCAACAGCACCATAGGTATGACATGTCAAACCAAACTGAAATTTTAGATAATGTACTTGGTATTGCAGATGTTGTGGAAACAACAGTAAGAGACATAACGCCGTCTCGTGCAATAATTGTTCCAGAAACAAATGAACAAGACACTGACAATGATTATAAATATCAGAGAGAGAACTTTTATCAGTTGGTAGAGAGAGGACAGGATGCAATTGAAGGTATCCTAGACCTCGCAAAAGAAGGTGAACACCCAAGAGCATATGAGGTTGCTGGTAACTTGATTAAACAGGTTGCAGATGTCACAGAGAAACTTGGTGATTTACAGACGAAGATGAAGAAATTAAAAGAAGTGCCCAATCAGGCGCCGAAGAATGTAACGAATGCGCTGTTTGTTGGTTCTACCGCTGAATTACAGAAGATGTTAAAAGGAAAAGAATAATATGCCCTTAACGAGAATAACAACAAGAAGTATTGCTGACGATTTAGTCACTAGTGATGATCTTGCACCAAACCTATCATTAACAGGTACAGATGCTATTACTCTACCAAAAGGATCAACTGCACAACGTGGTACAGCTGCTGATGGTAAGTTCAGATTCAACACTACACTAAACCAGTTCGAAGGCTATTCAAATAGTGCTTGGGGTGCAGTTGGTGGTGGTGCTACTGGTGGTGGTTCAGACCAAGTGTTTATTGAAAACGATCAGACAGTAACAACCAACTATACAATTTCAACAAATAAAAATGCCGTAAGTGCTGGAACAGTCACTATTAATAGTGGGATATCAGTTACAGTACCGTCAGGCGCACGATGGGTGGTAGTATAACATGGCTGTAGTAATTAACGGAACAACAGGTATTGACAAAGTACAAGACGGTTCAATCGTATCGGCGGATTTAGATACAAATATC